GCAGCATGGATCTTTGAATAGCCGGATAGTCATTTTGGTTTCGGCGCTACAACCTGCTTAGCTACCACGAAGAATAATGGGCAATAGGCGCAGTGATATCTCACAAGGCCATCCTTGATCACTTTCACCAAATGAAGGTGCTGGCAGGGAGATTTCGCCGGCGCGGTCATTTCGCATCCGCCGTGGGATCAAGATTTTTAGAGGGCGTCATGTAGAAGGCTTTCGCCGCAAAAGCGCCAGCCACAAGCGCCGCCCAGACGTCATGCTGCAAACTGCTTCGCGTGAAGTTCGCTGTGCCGAAGGCGAGGCCTTGGAATTCTTTACCCAGTGTCGTGCCGGCCACGGTTGCGAAAACAATGATCGCCGCCTGGACCTGGTGCGGCAACGATGCCCAGAATGCTTTAACCTGTGCAATCAGATTTTTCATAAATAGTTTTATCCTTTCGACATTCCCACCACAGGAATCGGGAGCATTCTGCCGGTCAAATTTTTCGAGCACCCGCCGCATGTGTAGGTGAATGCCTTCGGGATAGGGCTCATTGCGCGGGCGCAGGAGTTGGAGACGGGACAATATATTCCTCGTAAATTTCTTGCACTTTGAGAGCTCGCATTGGATCTGTTGACCATGTGGCCGACACTTCACGGATGTACGTTCTGGCATCCGTTGCATTCAATGCAGCTTTGTAATGGGGATAAACGCTTGAAAGTCGTTCCAGTGTCGCTAGCCGATCACAGAAACACGCGCGCCAATCTGGATATTTGACCCAGTTTGCTTCGACCGGTTTCCATTCGCCGCCGAGAAATTCCTGCGTCGGAAGATTCATCGTTCCGTAGATCGGATTCGGATGAAGATGGCTTTTCATTCCGAACAAGTTGCAGGCTTCGCGAGCAAGTTGGCTATGGCCCCAAGTGGATTCCAGGGCTGCTTCGCATGCAGCCATGCGTGGGAAGGGATGGTTAGCTTTCACAGCTTCGGCTGTGGCTTGATCTAGGAATTGTCGCTGAGATGAGTTCATAATGGCCTCGTGATCGAGGTGACCGCAGTCTGCTGTTATCGGTGCAGGAAAGAGCTAAAAGCGGGTGACGGGATCATTCGTTTCCAAAAACTCACAATGTGGCAGGGAATGGTACGGAACGTCTGGTATCATCGGAGATGCGTTCCGCCCGCACTGTTCCATCGGCCTTGGCCGGCCGGCACCGCCTTCGTGCTTGAGGTCCCTTCGAAAGAAGCACGCTCGGCCGAGGGCGGATCGCCAAGCCTTCGCCTGATCCCACTAAACTGAGTTACTCCACTCCTGTCATAACTCCCGTTATCCCGTATGGCGAATACTCGCCGAAGTTGCTTGCACTGGTCGGTCCCTGAAATTCATAGACCGAAGGATCGGTTTGCCTTGCCGTGATGTCCACACCCAGCGCTGGCCCATCCTTCACGTCTTTTCCCGTAGCTTCCATGGTCACGGAAATTTGGGTGATCTCGAATGTCTTGGAAGAAATTCCCCAACGGGCGTGAGTAAAGGCGAAGGTATCTCCCGCCTCAAGTTGGAGTGCGGTAACTTTACAAGGGAGAGTGAGTGTCTGCTGAAAGCGGGTGCGCATCATGGCGATTTTCGCCAGGCGCTGTGCAGTCCACATTGATGTTGTGAAATCCAGTTGCAGATCCAGCCAAACGATTTGCCCGCCGTCTTCCGTGTTCAAATAATTTGGTTTCCCCGCCATTCCGTTCGCCTGGTAAGCGGGAAAGCTCTGAGACTGCCAGATGCCGGGAAGATTCGTCATCGAGACGACCGCCGCGGGATTAGCCGGAATAAAGGCAGGGACGAATTTCCCCTTAACCGAATTGCAGACATCGCGCCGCGAGAGCCGGAAATCGCCCTTGATCGGCCCGCGCATGTCGCCATCGCCTAATGACACCGTGGGAGTCTGGTAGCTTCCCGCGAATACATGCCACAAATCTCCGGGCGGGATTACCCAGCCTGCCATCGATCCGCACATGCTCGTTAGCACATTGCCGCGCGTCGAAGAATGGTCGAACATCCCATTGGCGGAATATTGGTTCTCGTAAACTGCGGTGTTATCTGAGTTCCAGATGATCAGTGCTGTCTCTTCGCAGACATTCGCCGCCACCCCTACTGAATCAATGTCGATCGAGGCTAGCGCCGCGCCCATTCCCGCATCTGTGTCCTGCAAATAGTCGTTGATGACCAGCGCCGGATTTGAGGGATTGATCGCGTGCCAGCTCCGGCCCAAACAGACCCACTCTGTTGCACCGTCAAGTATCATGCCGCCAAGCGTGGTGCTGAATGCAGGCTCGGTGCTGCCCGAAGGGCCGGTTGAACTGTAGTTCATCTGCAAATATCCAAGCGGGGCCTCGATAATATAGTTCGCCGGATAGGGACCAGAGCCCGCTGCCCAGGCATTATTGACCAACCGGCCTTTAACTACGTGGCCTTGTGGCGCGCCGTCGACCCCGGCGGAGATCTGCTCCTGCCCATAGCCGTAGGTCGTCCAAGCGGCGAGATAGTCACTGACCGTTGTGGGATAGCTTGAGGCCGTGAAATTAGGCTCGGTCGCTCCGCTGGTCGCAGGACTGTTTACCTGCACCCACACGCGGCTCGCGCTGTCCACGATGTAGGCATAGCGCGGATAGGAAGTGTTCGGCTGCCAGGCAGTGATGACGCGGGGATCAATCAGCTTTTTCCCAGTGACCAAGAACTGAATATTTGGAAGCTGTCCACTGGGGAAAATTACCGTCCAACCGGCATCCGCGCGGAGAACGACGTGAACTTTGGCGCAGCCTCGTTGAATGCAGGCCGACGTCCAGGAAGAATCCGCCGCGGCCATGGCAGGAAAGGGCTGCGCCGAACTGTTCCGCCCAAAATCGAACTCGAAAAAAACGTGCTCCCAATAAATGTCGTTGAGAAAGGAATTGCTGCCGGGGAAGAGATGCCACAAATTATCGGTAGCATTCCAGATCAGATCAGTCGCGAAATTGTAGGATGTTCCGTTGATGCTCACGCCGTCAAAGCTTGAAATTTCATGGCCGGTGAGTGTGTAGATCAGTTGAAGATATTGATTGCTCGTCGAAAGATTTTGCGAGGCCGGAAAGCTTGCATCTGTGAGTACGCCCGCTGTCTGGAATTGTCCGTAAATGACTCGCCGCGGGCTTGTGCCATCTCCAAAGCTGATCGTGTTGGCTGTGCCGATGGGATTGTTATTCGGTCGAAGTGCTATGCCGACTCCGGTCAGGGCTGTCGTGATGCCAATGCCGATCATGGCATTCATTACCGCAACGTTCCCGCAGAGCATCGCAAGCCCGATTGGCCCAGAGGCCAAAGCCAAAGCCAGGCCTCCGACAATCAGGCCAATCTCTTCGAAGGTTTTTGACACCTAGCCCACTCTCCAGGCACGTTTCCAGCGCTTCAGGTGCACGCGCACCGTCCCTTTTTCTGACATGCAAACGGCATAACGCCCATCAAGACTCACTATTCCGAGCGCTCCATATTTCGAGGGATTCGCTGGCGTGCTGTTATCGAGCCATACCACGTCGCCGCGTTGCGCATAGGTGATTGGCGTAACTTCGCTCATCCCATGCGCTGCGGCGATCGAGGCGGCGAAACTTCCCAGATCCGGAAAGCCATTCAGAAAAATTGCTTCGGCGCTGGCCTCGTCCGTGGCTTTGCCAACGTAGGGCGTCCCCAGATCGACCCCGGTAGCTTCGCGAATCCAGCGCGCAACGAACAGCCCGCAATTGTATTTTCCCCAGTCGAAAGTAACGTCTTTGGAGCTTTCGATCAGAAGATGCAGGCGGGTTGCCCAGTTGGAATGACGTTTCATTTTTAACTGTGCACGATCACGGTGCAGGCCACACGTCGCTCTGCCGATGGAGCGCTGCCATGAAAGGGATACACTGAGCGCGCGATGATGAGACAGATACCCGGACTGACTCCGGTGACCACTCCCGATCCATCCACGGTCGCAATCTTGGGATTCGAGCTCGAAATCCCGCCCAGCCAGGCCGCGCCGCTCCCCGATCCGCTTGGTAGGGTGTAATAGCTTGTGTCGCTGTAATTGATCGTTGTTGAGATCGTCACAGTCCCGCCAACGGCTATATCGGCCCCATTTGGCGACATCAGCATGTCAACCGCGAAGACGGAGGCATTCGCTAGCGGAGAGGGCCAGAACAACGCTAAATTTCCCAAGGTAGAAACGAAGCTGAGACCGAGATCGCCAGGCCAGTAAATCTGCTGATCCATGTCGTCGAATTGCCTGTTCGGCGCTTCGTTCAATGTGAGCAGCGGATTTTCGGCGGTGATCGATATGGTTGAAGTCGACCCGGAATCGTCTAAGGTCGGAACGTCCAGTGAGCCTGAGAAAAGTTGAATCGGATCCGGGATGACAAGGCCCGAGGAATCCAGAAAGGCCAGAAAGACCGTGGCTGTGCCCGTGATTCGTACCTGGCCAATTGCCTCATTCACTAACCCAGAGGGAATGCCGGAAAGCGCCAGCGTTACGCTCTGCGCTTGAACTTTAGTCGTTTGCGGGATGGCAGAGAGTTTGCCGAGCCACCCTAGACCGGTCCAACTCTGCCCATAAGGAAATGTCGAGAGTGAACTGTAGGCCGGTCCGGTGGGCGTGACGCTGCCAATTCCGCCCCAGACGTAAAGAGTTTCGTTGAGAAAATTCAGGACTACAAAGAATGCGGGCGAGGACGCGCCAGTACTTGGGATCTGAGCGAGGAAAGTGGGAGAGAGGGACCGAGGCATGATCTGGAACTGCTGGAGCTAGCTATGCGGCGCGGGCGGCTTTCGCAGCGGCAATCCAGGCAGTTCTCAGAGTGGCGCTGATAC